CTTTATTACTAGTCCTGGTACTGCTCCGTTCTTAAAAAAGTTTTCTTGAAACTTTCTCATCGAGCCTAGTAGTTGCATTCGCTTGTACGCAGGCTTCAATCGAGGAACTCCTCTATAAAAAGAGTTAAAGGAGTTTTCTTTAATATGTATTACTTCTTTTGGATTGTATTCTAACCTTCCGTCATATATAAAACTTTTTATGTACGTCTTCTCATCTGTCTCAATCTCAACATTTCTAGCAGGTAGTTGATACAGGTGTGCACCATCGAAATAAACAAAAATATTTCCATCTATTAGTAAGTCAATTATTAAGTTTCTTTTGAATGTATTTATATCCTGAAACGGATTAGGCTCAGTATTCAAAAGAAGAGCAACTCGTGATTTTCTAATATTTGGGAATACTGGTGTTAGTGGTAGTTTTCTCCCTACGTCTACTTTAATTTCTGCAACATCGTCTACAATCATGTTAACAGCACGGTTTACTACTTCAAACTGTTCGTATGCATTTGCATAGTTTATATAGTTTTCTGTAGTTGATATAGTGAAACCCTCTTCACGAGCTATATACTCTTGAGCAGGATTTGCTTTTTCTTCTCTCTTAAATAGGTTGCTATACCATGCCATACTTGTCTCTTTGCTTCTCGACCCAACGCTTTTGTTTAGGTCCTGTTACCAGCTTCGGTCTTTTTCCATAAATCGAATGCAGTTTTAAGTGATGAGTATGACAAAGAGTTACTGCCTCATCGTACAGCTCTACCATGTGCTCTGCTATAAAAGTATCCCGTACGTCCATGATTTCCTCTGCTGTAGATATTTCTAATTTGTTTTTACGCAACCAAATATCTAGCAGTTCTGTTAATCCGTAAAAGTGATGAAAATCTAGGTTCTCATTACTTCCGCAAATAAAGCATTCCGTACCCTTCTGGTACTTCGCCTTTGCTTTATCTCTAACGTATTTTACTAGGTCTCGCTTTAGGTCCATTTACAGTTTTTCACTTTAAAAAATTATACCAAAGATAGGGTACGAAAGTCAAGAGTTATTTTTTTCTTGGTACCTTTAAAAAGTTCCTGCGGAAATTTCAAAGCTGTACAGTGCGTACCTGAGGGCATCTGACATATGAGAGAACCTGTCATGCTTAGGCTTCTCTCGTAACAAATTAGGATTGGGGTCCCACTGATATTGGTCTAGACATTCCAAGGTATGCTCACACTTTTGACTAACAAGTAATCGATTGTTATCTACTATATTTGCGACGTGTGCAATGCCATCCAGAACTGATTTCTTGGCGTTGATTGTTGTAATATCATAGTTCTGTGCGAAGTCGAATCTAGTCTGCTGCGCTGCTGAATCGATGTAAATATAGTCGATATCCCATTTGTCAATAAGTTTTTGTATTTCAAGAGCGTGTTGCTCAGTTGTTTTTTCTGCATCAATATACTCGTCTACTACATAATAATTTTCACTGTCCCAATCGTAAGCAATGACGCAGAAAGCGGTGGGGTCTTTGTATCCTACGTCAAGTCCTGCAAATACATCCATACCATCAGGCTTAAACTGATCGGTATTAGTAGTGCAGTTTTCATAATCAAAGTTCCAAATTTGTCCTTCATAAGTATTAAAGTCTGCTAAATACTCTTGGGCAAATTCAGCGGTGGACATAGACTTCTTAGCTTCTCTGATGTCATCTTCACTAAGTCGAGGATTTTCATGATAAGTTGCCTTTATAGAAATCCACTCTGGAAACTCATCATTAAATCCTCTGTGAAAGAAATCTGCAAACCAGTTATTCCTACCTCTGGGGGTAGAAATAAACAAAGCTTTGCTGTTATCTTTATCTAGTGTAGGTCTCAAAGCAACATTAAAAGCTTCTCGTCCGTCTGTTAAAGCAGCTTCGTCAAAAATAATGAGATCATAACTTCTACCAACTACTGAGTCTACTTGATTTATAGATCCCATCCGTATAGTAGAATTATTAGACAGTTCTATAACTCTGTCCTTTGCGTTATCCCTGACTACTTCCAAGTCAAAATGCTTTATCAAATTTCTCTGAAGATCAAAAGAAATTTGAGAAAGCGAATAGTTTGGTGACATAAGCAGTACATTACTGCCTGGTACTAAAACTGTTAGTTGTCCAATTATATTGGCTATATAAGTTTTGCCTTGTCGTCGAGAAAGAGCACCTGCAATAAATCGATACTTAGGGTTATTAATAGCATTAATAATTCCTATCTGTGAAGGAATTGCTTCTATACCTAGTAACTCTAAGTAAGGAGGTACAGGTAGCTTTATAAATCTTTCTTCTGGGGAATAATTCATTAATTGATCCCCAAGTACATCGGCTCTACTTATTTCTAACATTTAGTGTATGACTACCCCTGGACGGGACAGCTCCTCTTGTGGGTCGTTTATTAGTTGATTGGCTTCTGCAAGTCTGTATAGATTAATAAATCCAGTAGCCATATTAATAGTACCTAAATCATTAGGGTCTATTTCTTCTAGTGTGAGTTCATCTTTTCCGTATTTACTCTGTAGTTTTATCAAGGTAGATTGACAATCATCTAAAACTTGTCGTAACCAAAAGTCATGTGGGTCTAAATCATTCATCTTTTAATAAGTCCTTATAAAGTACGGCTGAGTGGTCATAGAAAGAATCAAACCATTGTCTTTTCTTCCAAGCAGCTTTTCTTCCTCTCCAAGAGTCTTTGAAACTCTGCCACCACGTTAGACTTCTAATCTGGCCGTAAGTGTTGATATAATTCAAATTACCACCATCATAGAATAACCAGCCCATCTTTAATGGAACTCTAGGAACTATATCGTTATTATTTACAAAACGCTGCCAATCGCAGTCTCTTTGTATTCGTTCACAAAACTGTCTATTGCCAACACGAGGCTGACCATAGGTATAAAGTTCTTTTACATTATATCCAGACTTCAATAGAAAGCCTGTCATAATAACAGCCATTGCACCACCAAGACTATGCCCTGTTAGTACAATAGGTTTCTCATCATCTGGTAAATTCTTGATTACCTTCGGAAAGAGAGAAAAAGCCTCAGACCAGAAGCCTGAGTGAATTTTCTCTCCAGTTCCAGCAGGGTCGATACGCCAGAATTTAAGGTCAGCCGTTATATCTTTCAGTTGGGAAGGTTCTGTACCTCTACAAGATATAACAGTGGCTTCGGGGGTGAAGAACATCCAAGCCTCTGCATTATCTGATTCCATGAACTTAGCACGGTCAAATGCAGAGTCATTGGACTCTCCAGGATTACAATACGCTAACTGAGCTAGCTTAGCATAAGTGTAATTCTTACTCATCTTCTTCTTCAGCAGGTTCGGGCTCAGGAGCAGGGGCTGGTGCAGCTCCTACATCAGCAGCTTCTGCTTCTTCTTTAGTAGCATGAGTACTTGATATATTACCATCTTCATCTTGTACCATCCAGTACGCTCCTCCGGGTCCTTTTGCTATTGCCATATTTTTCTCCTAATCAGCTTCTTGCCAGCATTGACAGTCACTGTCTTTGCAGTTTTCTTCATTACAAAACTCTTGTGTACATACACAATCGGGGTTATTGCATTCCATCTATTTTCTCCTCGAGCCTTTCCAAGATTCTCTTGTTGGCTTCGACTTTAGTCTCAACTACAGACATTCTTTGATAAAACTCTACTCGGTCATGATCGACTGCTGAGTGTAACCCTTCTAGTCGCTCGACTGAAGCTTGTACACCAGATGCCCACCATATAATTCCTGCAAACTGTACTATTAGAACTGTTAACGTACCTAGTTGTATTTTGTCCAACCGAAGTGCCACGACCGTCTCCTAATTTAGTGGGTTGGATAACTCATCCATTCCCAGCCAGATATCGTCAATTTCTTTATCGACTTTCTCTATTTTAGTCTCAAACTGTTTTAAATAATTCTCAAACCCTTCGACTTTGCCCACTATTAGTTTTGCTTCTGCAACGGTTGTTCTCATAGCTTCTACATCTTTCTCAGCTTGTATTACTCTCTCTTTAATTGCTAGTAATTCTTTTTGCTGTTCAATAATTGTTTTTAAGTTTGTTCCTAGTTCTGCTAACTTGCCTTGTAAACTCTTAACGTCGTTGTCTTCGAGTTCCTGCTTTATTAGCTGTATCTCTTCGTGTAAGGGTGCTGTATCAGGAATCTCATAAGCTTCAACAGCTTCTAGTCTGCTGTATAGCTCACTTGCTGTCCATATCGTACCACCAATGGTAGATACGAAACCAAGTACTACTGCTATGTAGACACCCTTAAACTTAACGCCTCCTACATTTATCTCTGTTTCTTCTAAAGACATTTAATTTCCACAATTTGTTTCATTAAAGAAACAATCGTAGCCTAAATAAGTAGGACTTGTAGTATAAAACAAACTATTAGCTCCGGCATTTAGTATATCTGTTTCAGTTGTAAACAAATCGATACCTAATCCACCTGTGCCATCTATGTAGACCCCGCTGCCACTATTACTAGTGGACCACATAACAACAACCATATTGTTATTGTTATTATAAGAAGTAGAAGCATCAGTTACAAAACTTGCATCTGCGTTTTCCGCTCCTTGATCGAAAAAAGCAGTAGCATTTGGATCATTCGCTAATCCTATATATGCTGCTGCTTGTTGAGCATAAGTCTCAATATCATCTAAAGACTCATTATACTCCGTAACTGTTTCTTGGCTAAGAGTTAGTGATGCTTCATTTAATTCTGTATATTCTGCTACTAACTGTTTTTGCTCGGGAGTTCCATCGTCCTGAGCTGCTTCTGCCATTTCTGCGATCTCCATAATAGTGGAAATCTCTGTCGCTGTCTCTACAAAAGTATCTACAGCGTCATTCATGTTCTCTATTGCTATATCACCTTGGTCTAGTAAATATAATTCTGCATCGTAAAAGGTGGAACCTGCAACTACTGACAAAGCATTATTGTAAGCATTTACTTGGTTCTCTGTAATTAAACCTCCATGCACTATACCATTTGGTGCTACCTGTCCATTTACTGAAAGGGCCATCAGGCCGCCTGTTGCTCGAATACCGTAATCTAGAGAATCCAAAACGCTTCGACTATCAGTAACTAAATCATCAATCGCGTCTGCTTGAACGGAAACGTTCAGAGATACTAAGGCCACCGTTGCCATTAGTAATATCTTCTTCACTAGTCTCTCCTATTCCCAAAATGGTGTTGTACCATTCCTTCTGTTCCTCATATCCGGGTATGTAGGTAACAGGATTCTGTTTCATTATTAAGTACGCTCTTTTCCCCACTACTAGCTTGCCACTTCGTATGAGAGGACATGGAGTACCCGATATAAACATCGACTTCCATACTTCCTCTTCTTGGCACATTCTAGCTACTGCGGCAACTTTCATTCCCAAGTCATTTAAGACTTTGGCATCTCTTCTCCTGTTGCACTTCTCATCTTCTCTGTAAACTCCAGTGCTAATCCCAAACATTTGTCCTTGGGCAGCTCCTGATATTCCTTGCAAGCATGTTTCCGATCCCGTACTTATGTAAGATGGAGACATCGCTGATGAAGCAGGCATTCCCGAACTTCCTGCTCCATTATATGTTTTTGAATTATTAGTACTTTTATTATTACTGTTGACGGTACTGTTCTGATTTACAGTATTTAAACTTCCGTCTTGGCTTGTGTCACCTTCTATCTCTCCAGGAGGATTACCGGGTATCTCCGGTATCTCTGGTTGGATATCGGGGCCTCCGGGTCCTGGTTCTGCAAATAGCAAGGGGCTGGCTAATAAAAGCAGCAGGATAACTAGTAGTTTCACTTTTTAGTCCCAAAATTTTGTATTCCTTGGTAGATTTATAGGAACACAATATGCTGAGATATTGTGTTGGCTAGGTCGTCTATCCTTATAAGTTACGTTTCCATGCTCTACAGCATGGGCAAATTGGTTACAGCGATATATGTCTCTAAAGTACCATCCATCATTGGGCAGTGTGTTACCATCTACTATAACCACAAGCATAAAGGCAAGTATTCTCATCCAAAAGCTGCAACAACAATAGCTACAATTATTCCGGCTACAATCAATCCTATTAGACTTATCAGTGCTACATTTATACTTGTTTTGATTAGCTCTTTTCGTCTTTTGTTTGCTTGAATAATTGCCTTTACCTGGGCTTTATGTCTCTCTTTTGATTCTTTCAGTGCTTGCTGGTAGTCGTCCCACAACTTCTGGCCTTCACGACTCATAATGCACATATTATGAAGTTCTGTATTATACCTGTCTACTTGTTGTTTTGCCATGGCTACCTTCAATGCTTCTTGAGGAGTAAGAGGAGCGACTAGACTAGCTCTCTTTTCTATTTCATATCTTTGAAGACCATCTTGGAAACTAGTGAGTCCATTCATTACGCCTTGTAAATTACTTTGAGTCTCTTTTGCCTGATTGAAAAGAGAGTTGATGGCGCTTAATCCCGCTGTCACAGCAGCAATCGACTCGATAACCAATTCTTTCTCCGACTTCCTCCTTACCTATAAAAAGTGTGATTGTCTATAACTACGATCTTCTTGAGTTGTCTACTCCAAGCGGGACTTACCTGGTCATTGTGATAATGTGTAGCTCCGTCAGTAAAATCGTACATTTTATTATGCAGTATCTTTTTTGCTAAATATATGGACTCATTCCACGTTATACTATCTACTGGTGTATCAGCTTTACCATCACAGAACCAAGAAAACTGACACTTCCACTTAACTGGGAATGTCATTCCTGATTTTGTCTGATACGTTGGCCCTTGTGTTACTACACCACAAACAGAGCTAGGGTATCTTTCCATATCTACTCTGTTCAAAGTTACATGACCAACCGCTAATTTACCAGCGACAGATTGGTTTCCTGCCTCCATGTAAATATTCATTGCCATACAGGTCACATCAGGACCAAGTTGCATGGCTTCTGGCGTCATCAAAAAAGACGCTGCTAATATTAGTTCTTTAATCATACAAAGTAATTAACTGAATAGCTGTTAGTTACTTTTTGTAGTACACCATTTCTGTCGTAAATTGTCACGTTGTAAAATGTGTCTACATACATTCTTTCACCAAAGGTTCTACCAGGAAGTACTTCGCTGGTTTTGTATGGCATATTATATACTGCTGTCGGAGGATACGTTAGTATTGCGTCCATTTTTCTTTTTCCTCCTAAATCCTGCTGCCTTTACTACTCTATGTATTCTGCCTTTCTTCATCAGTTTATTAAACTGCTTCCATGTCTTTCTCATATTTACTCGCTTTTCAGAAGTTTATCCATCAATGCTCCATAATTACCTTGTCCGAACGGTACCTCGGAATTTATCATAACATTGTTCTGTGTTTTGACTGAAGAAGTATTCGCCTTCTCTAGCTCAGTCTGCGCTTTAATCTCGTCCATGCGCATCTTATGCGCTAACTGCAGTAAATCTGCAAGGTCTTTGTTGGAGTACATTTCTGTCTCTTCTGCTTCCTCTAGCTTTTTGTCAATTAACGTATCCATGACTTCTGCTAGTTTGAATCTGTTTCTATACCCAGCATCTAAATAAACGGAGTCGATATACTTTTTAACTTCGCGCTTGTTTAGGTACTCGGACACGACATCTCGCGGGACCTTAAGTTCCGTACTGACCGCATTGATATCGCCTTTCTCTAAATAGGCATTAGCTATCTCAATGCTTTCTGGGCTGATTCGGGTTGTTACTTCTTTACTCATAGCCCATATTATGGCACAAAAAGACCTCGAATGTCAAGAGTTATTTTTTAAAATGTATTTGAAAAATTTTTTGAGGGTGGGTGAATATACTACAAGAGTATAAAAATAGAAATGGGACGGAAGAGATAAGCAAAATGTAGGTCTCTTCCGTCCCCGATTTTTAAAAATATGGTTGGACGATATTTTTAAAAATTATAGTAGATACCCAGTGAATGGGTCGAATCATCAACATCGTCTTCTGACCAAGTCCAGCTATAAGAAACATTGATTTTATCGTCGATAAAGTCATTTCCTATAATTACGCCAGCATCCATGTTTGAATCAGCATTTCTGCCTACAAACCCGGAAAGATCAAAAGGCATGCTTACTATATCACTTACAGCAACAGATCCAGCGTAATAATTGGAATCATTATCAATATCTCTGTAAAGTGTACCACTTACGGGTCCTAACGATAAAGTTCCGTAGATTTCTTGAGCGTCATCTCCGAACTTAACATCATCACCTGTATAACTATATCGAATATAGCCAACATCGTATGAGATTTTATCGTTTATATCATTTGAGAAACCAACACTTAAGTCGATTTCGGCGGTTGTGTCGTCATTGTAATCCACTTGACTTCCCCATGCGTTCGCGTAAAAGCCTTTTTCAGTAGTAAGCCCTATAGAACCCTGTAAAACAGGCTTTCCATCGGATTGTGTAGCTCCCCTCCACACATAATTACTATTTACTCCGGCTGATCCATCAATTTCCACCGCATTTGCGGCTCCAGTTGCTCCTAAGAGCATCGCGATAGCGATTTTTTTCATATTTTCCCCCACCTCGGAGCAAAAACGGGACCACCAAATAAATGTTCCCTCCATTTTTTCTCCATTGTTGGGTAGTATACCAAATAAAGGAAAAAATGTCAAGACTTATTTTTAACAAAGTGTTCTATTAGCTTCTCTATAGTGGTTTGAACCTGTAGTATGGGGACTTCGGAAACTCCGAGTGCAAGTGCTGCAGAATATCTATGGTGTCCATTCACTATATTGTTAGAAATATCCACAATTAGAGGATTGGGAGTTGGAAATTTTCTCATCGCTTTCCAAATGAGGTGTGGAACCCTCTCGTGTTGAGAGGGAACCAACCTGGTGGGGGCAATATTTAACCTAATATAGTCAAAATCTACTAAATCAGGCTCTCTGAGTTGTGGAAGTTCGTTTCTTTTATAAATCATACCGTATTTCCGTCTCTAGTTTATGTTTAAATTCGTCTGTTTTAGAACCTTCCCACTTTCCTTTGAAAGTAAAGGCTCCTTTTTTAATTTTGTATCCAGTTTCTGCAGCGTATCCATTCGAACGAGGTCCAATTTCACCATAAAAATTTTTTTCAGTCTTATATCCGAGTCTAAGATTATGTACGTCTTTTCTTTCAGGAATGTTCCATGAGTTTTTGTACTCTATATAAGGTGCCGCGAAGGCGGCTGGTGAGATAAAAAGTATCAGGGCAATGAGTACTTTCATTTAAGTTCTCCTTAAAATAAAACTTGAAATCTCTACTGATTTCTGATATATTATATCACGCTAATATGACAGTTTTATGACACGACGTGTCAAAATATTCATTATTTTTTTCTTTTTTAAAATTTTCCAAGTTGTACGTGGAAGGGACGCCCGCGGCTCCGCCGCGTGTCAAGTCAAAGAACCGCCCCGTTTGTTATAAGCATATAACCAAACGGTATTGACAAGACGATGCGACTTCCCTTATAATGTTTACATTAACAATCGAGGATGACTATGACCGAATATGTAATCAAGAATAAGCACGGCGCGGTGATCTGTCGCGT